CTAAATCCTTTTTCCTGCTCTCCTCTCTGATTGCCATTTTCTCATCCTCTAATCTGCGTTGGATTTCAATTTCAGTTTCAGCCTCATTTTCTTTTGTATTTAGATTGCTTTTTGATCCCTCTTTTGTGGACTTAACATCCATGTCACGCAATTCAAGTTTGCTTTGAGCTAAGTCATTTTGTGATTTTAACAATTTACTTTTAGCATCCGCAATTCCTTTGTCAAGTTCTTTGTTATCTGCTAATATACCTAATCCCTCAAATACACTTTTATACATTGAACGAAATGAATCTATTGTTCCAATGGCTGTTTTCTTTATAGACTCACTGTCCATTTTTAACAGCTTACCAAAACCTAATTTCTCAGATAATGCATTTGCCTGGTCTATCATGTAATCAATAGGCTTAGCCACTAAATCCATAGCCAAACCAATCAAATATTTGTACATGTCAAATTGAAATAATAAGCCAGCCTCTTTTAATTTGCTTGCCTCTCTTTCAGCCTTGGCTGTTGCCATTATATTATCAAGATTTGTAATGTTATCCTTAACAATACGCTCTTGAAGTCTTATTTTACCCGCTAATATTTCTTTATCTGATTTACCTTGGAGCTTTAAAATATAGTTTTGATTTTCATAATTTTCTAACTGTTTCTCAGATAGCTCAACATTTTTCTGGCTTTGTTTATTCAACTGTTTCTGCTCTGAGCTTACTCCTGTTATTGCCTCTTTAATATCATCCCAGTAAGCAACCACAGTACCCAATGCAACAACTAATAAACCTATCCCAGTTCCTGCAATACCAACTTTAATACCATTTAATGCTGTCTTAGCAGATGCACCCATCTTTAAAAAGCCACTTCCACCCGCTGCTGTTGCTGCATTTTGTGCCTGGATTGCTGCTGTTGCACTCTTTTGAGATGCAGTAAACAGTCCTGTTTTAGCAATTGCCGCTGTGAATCCTGCCCTAATTTCAGTAAGCATGTCACCTAATCCACCCAATGTCTTTAATGCATCACCTAATCCGGCAAGAGCCTGGAGCTTTGCCATGCCAGCAAGTACATTCTCATTCTCAACACCCAATAACATCATACTTGATTGCACACCTTGGAAGGCAGCCACACCAATTTGACCTGCCTTAGCAACTGAGCCGGCAAAGTTTTCCATTCCACTACCTGCAGTGGCTTTTACCACAGCATTAGTATCTGCAATCTGGTCCTTTAATGCACCGGCTTGCTGTGTCATTTGTTGGAATCTTGGATCAGATGAGTCCATGTTCTGCAATTGCTGAGTTAACTCCCTTAATTGTAGCTTTAAACTCTTAGTCGCACCCTCATAATTACCTACATTTCTCTGATGTTGCCCAACAGTTGCATCAACTTTTTTGAGTTGTGCATCCAAACGTGTTACAGTATCAAGTAATTCTTTGCCCTCTGCTGTGTTTTCTTGGTTGGTAACTGCCAAATCTTTGTAAGCCTTGCGGGCTTTGTTTAATTCTGCACTCAATTTACTGTAGGCACTTGCCTCACTTGATGCCAACTTAGCCGCTTTCTCCTGTTCCTTTGCTACCCTTGCAAGTTCCTGAGCCTGCATCTTTTGGAGCTTGACAATTTCCTGCTCTGCCTTTATCTTTTGTTGGTCTGCCTGGGCTTTTAACTTCTCAATCTGTATTGATTGCTGCATTAACTTATTTGCCTGCTCTGTTGCCGCTCCAAATTGCTTTAATTGTGCAGTTGATGCCTGAGTATTGGCAGCAAGTTCACCTTTCAAACCTGTTGCAGTCGCTTTAAGTTCAGCCTGTAACTCATTAAACACTGCAAGTGTCTTAGTTGCTGAATCCCTAACTCCTTTGAACAGGTCTTCCTGCTCAAATAAATCACTGCTACTTATCTTTTTTGCCATTTTGTGCCTTTAAATAACGTTCATATTCTCTTTGTAGTGTAAAGAACTCTTTAACACTTATCTCCTTTGTCTTAATCCATTGACCTAACCACTTCGACATGTGGACCAACATCTCCTCAATGCCTACTCCACCGCCTGCAGTGTTCAAAATATTTCTCAATCTGGTCTCTTCCATCTCTATCAAGGTCAATTTAAACCGATCACCTGTAATTACATAGTCAAGTTCCTGGATTGCCTTATCTTTTATCACTTTCAATATCTTTGCATGGACCTTTGACAGTCCAAACTCCTTAATGTACTCATCATGTATCTGTTCCCACATGATTAAATCATTTTGCTCTGAGCCTTTTTGAGCCGTTCTAAGGAACTTTAACTCACCTCCTAAGCATTTATACCAATTATATATTGGAAGGTCCTCAATACTCTGATAATATCCTTCTAATCTCTTTGTCGTATCTCTCGAGGAGTTCGATTTGTAATTTGGTTTTGCTCTCCTCAGTGAGCCCAATAATGCCCTCCCCGAATTTTGTAAATAAGTTATCATTGCCTTTAATTGGATCTGCATCTATTTCAAAAAAATCTTTTCCCAACAAAAATACCATACTTCTGTAGAAATCACCACTATCAAACAAATTATATGGCTCACCTGCTCTCTTCCTACCATCACTTAACATCTCAGTAGTTTCAGAATAAGTGGTGCGACCATTATCTTTATTCCTTAATGGATTACCTGTCTCATCAACACCCTCATTGAGTAACTGATCCTGTTGAATGTACTCCACTATGATAGTGTTCTGCAAGGTTTTATCTAAAAATACTCTCTTCCATACCTCATCTGGCTTTAAAAAAGCTGCAATATTATCCAGTAAGTTGATGGCCTCCTCCATTTCAAAATCAAAGGTATAAAAAAAGACTCGCACATTTCTGAACGAGTCTCTTTTTTGAGTTTATAGTTTGAACTATTAAGCCGCTGTGAATGTTACAGAACCTGTAAATCCATCCTTAACAACTGACACTGTGTAGTCATCACCAGATACAAACGCTTTCAATAAAGTGTAAGTTCCTGCAGGTGACTCAGATACACCAGTTGGAGATCCTAATGATAACTGGTTGGTTACATCAAATATCTCCCAGTCAGACGTAGATGTCACACCTTGAAGTAAGATAGGGTTCAATGCTGTTCCATAATCAAATGTAGCATCCAATGTAACTGAAACAGTTGTAACCTGAGATGCAACCGCTAAGTTAACATCAATCAATCCAGTCAATGTGTTGAAGTCAAGGTTTGCCTCTGTTGCTGTAATCATGTACATAGTTGAATCATCAAACAAACGATCAAAGTCGAATGTTAACATGATTTTCTGTACAGTTGAATCTGTTGCAAACATGAATGTAGGGTTCCATGATTGGTTATCTACAGGGATAGGATATAAATATCCATTCACTTTTGAACCAATTAAGTTACCTGTTACGTCAACAACATACACTCCGAAGTTCACACAACGACCTGCTTTCATTTTACCTAATAAGGTTGGAGTTGAATCCTCTCCCCATAACTCACCAGAGAATGATCTTTTACCTTCTCTTAGGAATGCCATACGTCCTGAGTTAGCCTCTTCAAATTGAGACTCTGCCTTTGGTAATTCTACATTCTCAAATGCCGGTAAAGGGAACCATCTCTTTGATGCATCTGGCTCATTTACTAAGCTATTCCATGTTGGAAGTGGAGCAGATAAATCTATCCCGTTCAATGTTCCATCATTGGCATTCAATGGAACCATTATTAATTTACTTGTTACGCTCTGAATAGGAACGCACCCTGGTCTCCCTGTGTTGCCAAGACCAGCATTACAATTACATCCTGCCATTTTTTCTATTTTTTAGCATTTACAATTCTGTTTATATTTCGTTAATTTTATTCGTAGCTCAACACCACTTAAATTTGCATCCAATATGTTTTGAAAATAACCATTTGCCTGCTCAGTTCCAAACCGAGTGAAGTTCACAACCTCATAGCCCTCCAGAGTTTTATATGATGGACTGTTATCAATCACCTCAATGAACTTGCCAGCGAGCTTACTCATTGGAACAACAACATTATCAATGTGGTCCTTTGTGTAGTAGTTCACAATGTCAGTCTCATCAAGGAAAAATATCCTCAAGTCACTCTCCCATTCGTAAACACTTTCACGTCCAAACTTTTGATATCTCACATCATGCAACAACCATACTAATGGAGTCTTTTGTGTGAGGTCATTGCTGACTGCTGTCCATTCATTGTTGGCTGCTATCTTAGTGCCTGGCACAAAGTAAGGCTGTGGAAGTGTCAACACCCCTGTAGCATTACCTGCCTGAATCCACTCATCTGTCTCAATGGCTGTGATTAACAATTGACCATTAATAGGATCTGTGATATACTTTCCAACCCTTGCATAAGACGTGTCACATGTGATTGTCTTTTGCTGAATTGGATCATACAACCCAAGTATCTCATTATCTATCTGAGCAACTAAATCCTCAACTGCCTGTGATACATCCTGTGTCATAACCAATACGCTGTTAATTTAGGCACTCCTCTGAACTTTCTATAATCACCTATGCCGACATATGTAAGCTCTATTGTTGCATCATTATTCCCACCTGGTAAAGTGAACGTGTCACCTATTGTGTAGCCGGTTCCTGTTTGTGTTATGGTAACCTCATCAACTACTCCTGAGCCATCCTCTATGATGTCAACTTTCAACCCTGTGCCTGTGCCTCCCGTTAAACTTACATTTGTTTGATTGACATATCCAGTGCCCCCACTTGTCAAATTCAGTGTAACTGCCTGACCTAATGGGGGAGCTGTGGTATATCTTATGAAATCTCGAATTGAATTATAAGATCGTATTGCCTCATTGTAACGAGTGTACATCATGCTGAATAAAGTATTAGCCACTGTACTGTTCTCATTATCTGGCTTAACTAATCCTATTGGCGTGATTTGATTACTCAAGTCTTTGA